ACCAGAACTAGCACCAACTTCCTGATGCATATCATCAAGACTTATTGCTCCACTAGATTGTAATGCCATTATTTATTCTCCAGTTCCTCAACTCGTTTGGTAAGTTCTTTGACAGCTTCAATAAGAACAGCAGTAATCCTACTGTAGTCAACTGACTTTGTTCCCATTTCGTCATCAGCAGTAAGAACTATTTGTGGTAAAACTTTTTCTACTTCTTGTGCTATAACACCGACATTATCCATATCATCCCTAGTATAGGTAACACCTCTCATACTAAGGATTTTTGATAAACCACCATCGATAGTTTCAATATTTGATTTGAGTCGTTCATCAGAAAAAGCAGTTACGTTATTATTAAATGTAGCAGCACCAGCTTCTGACATATCAAGCGTAAGAGCTGTTATAGTTGAGCCACCATCATTTCCTTTAAATAAAAGGTCACCATCTGAGTTTGTGCTAGAGATATCATTACCATTAATAGTTATGTTATCTGCTACTAGAGAACCGCCAGTTACAGCACCAGTAGTTGTAATTGTAGATGACCCGGTATCTATAGTGCCAAAGCCACTCGTAATAGAACCGCTGTTCAATGCACCAGTTGTAACAATGCTCGAGCTTCCAGCTACTGGACTTAGAACAGATGCTATTGCAGTACCACCAATCGTTATTGCGTCAGCTTCAAGTGTGCCATCTATATCAGCGTCACCACTTACATCTAACGTTGCACAGTCGAGTTCGCCAGTTATTGTGAAGTTTGACGTACCAGAGCCATCAGCTCTTGCCAATGGAAAGCCACCAGCTTGTGAACCATTATGCACAACTAATGTTTCTTTATCGGTATCTACTGTGACTTCTCGTTCAGCACCAGTAAAAGAACCGTGTTGGGAAGTTGTGCCACCCCTTAATTTTAAAAGTTTTGCCATTATGCTATACTCCCAAAGTCTATTGTTAAGTTGTCAGTATTGACAGTACCATTTAAATTTATTTCACCAGCACCATTTGGAGCAATAGTGATATCACCGTTTGATGCAGATACTATTGAGTTTCCATTTACATCTAAGTTGCCACCTAATTGTGGTGTAGTATCAACAATTAACGAAGTCATTGCACCAGCTACCACAGCTACCCATGATGAACCATTATAATAATTCAAAGAGTTTGCTGTTGTATCATAATATAAATCGCCTTCATCGAGTGATGACGATGGTTGCGAACTTGCGACTCTATATCTTTCAGCAAAACTATTTAAGCCAGATATATTATTTGCCACTGTAGTTACATTAGATGCAACCCCAGCTACCGATGTCACATTAGAAGCAATGCCAGCAACAGTAGTCACATTAGATGATATGCCAGCAACTGTATTTACATTCGTAATATTAGAGCCAACAGTATTTATATTATTACCAGAGCTAGTTGATACAGCGTTAGCAATAGACCCTAAATCTTCTTGTGCCGTTATCTCACCAGCAACGATATTTATGTTTGTTTGATTAGCGGCAGATGGTGCAGTTGATTGCCAAGCACTACCATTGTATGCTTTCAGTTCATTCAGAGAAGTATCAAAATATAAATCACCAGCATCAAGACTAGAACTTGGTGCAGATGATGCCACTCTATACCTTTCATTAAATGAGTTAACACCAGAAATATTTGTTGCCACTGTATTTACGTTTGATATTGAGCCAGCAACTGTATTTACATTTGTTAATCCACCACCAACTGTATTTACATTTGCAATCGAACCAGCAACCAAAGATATATTACTATCCTTGACTGTGATTGTATTACCCATTCCATTACCATGAACATAGCAGTAGTATCTCAATCCAGAAGATGGAGCAGAAGTAGCAACCTCTATCTGTACTTTTCTATCACCAGAGCTACGACCAGCATTGAAGTTCGTTGTATTTACATAGTTTGATTGTGTAGTTGCAGAACCATTTAAAAAGTAAGTAACACCAACTTCATACGCAGAACTGCCATTCTTAAACACCAATGGGTGTCCATCATTACTTGAGTCTGTTTGATTAAATATATAGGTATTACCTCTGAACATCTCGATAGCTGGTGCATTAGAGCTATCAAGAACAAATACATTACCACTTCCAGGATTTGCAACAGTGACTGTGTATGTTTTCTCGAGAGAATTAGCTAGTGATGTTATGTCACTTGAGATTGCCGCCAAAGTATTCATATCAGATACAGCATCAGATGTGCCGAGAAGAGCAACATTAGAAGCAACACCAGATACATTAGATAAATGCGTTGTATTTATACCAGCAACTGTAGTTACATTTGATGCTATGCCAGCCACACTTGTTACATTTGATGATATTCCAGCGACAGTAGTTACATTCGCTGATATTCCAGCAACAGTTGTAACATTTGCTTTAATATTTTCAACAGCGGCAACATCACTTGAGATACCAGCGACAGCTGTTACGTCACTAGCTATGCCAGCAACTGTTGTGACGTTAGCATGAATACCAGCAACTGTCGTTACATTACTAGCAACTCCAGCAACTGTCGTAACATTGCTCGATATACCAGCTACAGTCGTTACATTTGCGTGTATACCAGCCACAGTGGTTACATTTGCACTGATACCAGCGACAGTATTTATATTGGCTGACTGGGTTGCTACAGTCGTTACAGAAGATATGCTTGGTCCAGCTTCTGGCACACCACTTGTAGCATTGAACGCAAGAACCGTACCTTTTCTAGCATCTTTTAGAGGCAATGTAGTAGCAACTGCATCATCAGATTCTTGTAATCTTAATCCTCGTTCCGCAGTATCATCCACATCAGCATGAATTGCTATGATTCTATCCAGTTCTGTATTCAGAGAAGAAATATTAAAAGCACCTTGAGTAGGGAAGTCAGTAGTTCTTTCAAGTGCAATCGCTCTTACAATTACAACAGTCGATCCACCACTTGCTCCAGTCACACTCATTGTAACTGTACCAGTTGATCCATTGCCACCTGAGACAGTGTAGTGAGTAGTGATAGTTTTAAGTGTATTATCTACAAATACTCTTAAGTCTGCATCTGCAAAAAACTCAAAGTTGACAGTAAATGATGTCTGAGTAGCTCCCTCGCTTACAGTATATGATACTCGAGGTGTATTATTTGAAACTGATATTGTCATTTGTTAATCCATTCTTCCAGCTATAGCGCGACTCATATCGTTTACCTGATCTTTTATAAACCATAACCTAGCTCCAGGCAAGTTAGCAAGAAATTCTTTCGTCCCTTCACCATAGTCACCAGTAATAAACTTAGCCGCACCTCTTGCTAAATCTGTAGTTACACTCACACCAGCACCTAGCGGAGCTGTTGCCGCATCGATATAATCTTTCTCTTGCGGAAACTTCGGAGAAACTAAACCCATTGTTAGGTCTGGTCCACCAAGAGCAAGAGATGTTTGTATAGAGGTATAGTACATATCTGAGTATAAAGCCGCCAACCCAGATGTATCAAAAGAACGTAACATCTTATCTTCAAGACTCATATCATCCAGAATATAAGGATTGTTTCTGTACTTTATCATTAAGCTCATATACCCAAGAGCCATAGATGCACCTATACCAACAAGCCTATTCGTTACCGCACCCTGAGAATAAAGAGTCGTTATTTTATTCAGAGCAGCAAAAGAATAAGAATAAAATTGAAAAGGTAAACCAAGTATTGCGTTCTCTACTCGAGCATAACCTCGAACACGGCGATCCTCTGTTAGACCCATGAATCTACCGATACGCATTGGCACATATACAACACCATCTGTTATCAAAGGTTTATCTGCTGGTGATCCCATAAGAACAGTGTTCTTAATACCAGCGTTCATTGTTCGTCTAAAGATTTTAGTAGCTTCAAGATCGTCCCATGCGTCTGAGTTAGCAAGATAAAAACCATCAGAGTCCTCAATGAATCCTTTCTTCCGCATATTATTAATCTTCGATGCATCTTTCCTATCAATACCCATACGCAATAACCACTGCGTTTCTTTTGCTGTTGCGTTACCATTAGCCAGCTTTATAGAATAGTCAATGATTGTATGAGAGTTTGCCATTGATGACATCATCTTAAATGTTCTAGTCATCGGAGCTAGGAGATTAAGTTGGAAGAATATGTTCTTTACTTTTGTTGTGTCAAACAGCGTTCCTTGAAATGGATTGTTTAACATATCTTCTTGTAGTCTAAGATGAACATCACCCTTCAGTATTTCGAGCATCTCACCACAAAGCCTACCTTCCATAGCGTTCATTCTTACTTTGTTATTACTCAACACTTGAAACATCTGCTTAAATAAAGGAGCTAATTCATTTTGCATAAGTACAGTTGCGGCATCAGGAAGAGTCGAGAAACCAGCACTACCAAGATAGTTCAATGTTGCTAGGTCTTTCAGTATTTGTGCAGTCTTAAGACTCAAAGATTCTGGGTTCTGTATAACAATACCAGCAACTCTATCATAGCTGTGCAAGAAGTCTCTTCGCAAAGCATCAAGAGATTTCTTACCAACTCCATTCTTTGCCTCTCGAGCAATGATCTTACCAATAACTATCTCAGGGTCTTGATACCCAAATGTTTTATAGAACTCATACTGTGCCGCTGTTCTATTTGTATACGTCATCATTACCTGAACTGGATTAGCAATAATAAACTCAGATACTTTACTGTTTGGAATATCTAAAAGCCTATGTCGGAAGTGCTTAGATTTATTGTAGCCATACGATATCTGATTAAAAGGATCACCCTCATCGATAAGCATATTAATAACTTCATCAACTCTTTTGCTTATCTCATCAGGATTCCTAGATAACTCAGTAGAAGAAACTGTCTTTGTTTTCTTATTGTAAACAAAAGCATTTGGATTCTCTTGAAACCAAGTCATTAGTATTTCTTTGAACTGCTCTCGTTGCTCAATGATCTTTTGCTTATTCCAGAATCGAGCAAAGAAGTTTTCATCTTTAAATACTTTGCGTTCACCATCCTCACCAAGCTTAGACTTCAAAGCATTTTCTTCTTGTCTTAATTCTCTGCGGATTCTATCTCTCAGAATAATTAATTCTTCAAGTTCGTTTCTCTGTACAGCATTACGCTTCTTCATATTTTCTAGTTCATTAATGCGTGTAATAACTCCATCTTTAGGATCAGTAAGATCATAACGCAACTTATCAATACGTCTTCGCAGACTGGCATCAGTAGCTAAATGTCCAGTCTCTGCTAATCTATCTTCCCATTGCTTGAAGAATTTATTCCATACATCCTTTGCTTTATTCTCAAGAGGTGTCATGTTTGCATTGTCAGTTACACTCTTCTTCCAAGTATCTTCTAACCATTGATCATACCTTTTACGACCAAAGTTATAATCCATCTTTGATTCTACTGGCACACCCTTACCAGTTATCTCACCATAAATCTCAAGCAGTTGATCATGTGCTTTCACCCATTCACTTTCATATTCAGATGCTTTAATATAAATGCTATGTGGCATCTTATATCCCATGAAGTTTCCTTCAAGAGCAGTACCATGATCGCCAATCAACTTTATTAAATCTAATTTAGTTTCTTGACTGTACTCTTTATTTTGAAGCACACGCTTATATGGATTAGTTACTCCTCGATAGAACCAGCTTCGAGTAAATATATTCTCAGCTAGATTATATGGGTTCTTCATTTCACCATTAGCTTTTTCTAGCTTTCTTACTTGTGCTTCTCCTTCAAATTTTTTTGCTAATGCGCTTACATTTTTCTTTGTTAAATTATTTCTAAGTTGTTTCTCTGTGTAATTCTTTTTAAGGTACGCAACTAACTTGTCAGGATCAGATAGCTCTTCAACAAGCTCATCAGTAAATCGAGTTTCATTCATACGCATACTTAAACTTTGCAAGCCATCATCAGTAATGTCATACACACGATCTGCTCTCTGACCTATCTTTGCTGATTGATCAGGATCAACTGAGTTTACAATCTTTGTAAATTCATCTATCTCAGCAATAGTTTTGTTTATAGTATTTGCTCTAACATTACCAGCAACAGACTGCAAACCACCAAGCGTACCACCTACAAAAAAAGCGGCACCAAGATTCAAAGCTGATTCTGTTTTAGTTGCAGTCGGATCAAAAAGCTGACGACCAACTTCAATAGGAGCTTGTGTTGCTGTCACACCAAGACCAACACGGAACGCTGATCGAGCAATACCAAGAGTTGGTCCACCAAATGGTAAGGCTACAAGATTCAAAGGATCAAACAATCCAGTTGTAAGTTGCGCCCATATACTTGAATTTGATAATATTTCTCTACGTTGTTTCATCTTATCAATCTGAACTTTCATATCGTTAAGATGATCCATGTTCTTTGCGTCCTTCAGATCATTATAATACTGTTCGTATTCTGTACCTTTAATCTCGTTAATGACACTCAGAGAATCATCAACAGCAACATCTCCATACTTAGATTCAAGATACATTGCATTAAGGAATGATTTGTATTGATATCCTAAGTTTGCATTGAGAGTATCAGTCCATGTGGGGTTTGCATTATAATCTTGCTGGTATCCCTTATGATACTGAAGAGTAGGAGTTGGTGTATAGAATCTCTCATTGATATTTTTCATTCAACCATTCTTCCGTAATAATCATCAAGAAACTCAGCAATACTAAACTGAACCACATAAGGTTGTTTGTTTTCATCTTGATCAATAAGATACTTTACCTCTCCCTTATCTGCATACACAACATCGAACACTAAGTTTCGTGCGCCTTGCATCTGATTCAAAGGTGCGCTTAAGTTGAGAAAGGGTGCTTGTGCAGAACCATATTGCGGTGCAAGCCATATCTTCTTTCTATTTGTTTCCGTTGTATCTGCACCTTTTCGAGCAATAACTTCTGGAGCATCAAAGAACATTCCAGCTACAGCTAAACCTATACTTACTCCTGGACTAGCTGGCGCAGTTTCTAAAGTTTCTCGCATCGAGAAATCTCTTTCACCAAGTTCTCCTCGATCATGATTAGTGTTAGTGAGAGTGTAGTTACCAACTTTAAGTATTTGTCTTTCTACATATTCAAGGAAAGCTTCTCTCATCTCTTGATCTGGCATAAGTCGAGCTAATGCAAATGGTGATCTATATCCACCATCCTTTGAACCATAAGCAAAAACATCCAGCACATAGTCTTCAGTCTTTGGAAAGTGAGTCTTTACTAAACCATCAACCCAGTTTTCTACATCCTCTATTCTTGGATTCATCTGCCTTTCAACTACTTGTTGATACATGTAAAATGGTAAAGCATTTTTAACTACACGGAAGAAATGCGATCCTCTACCACCAGCATTTGCAATAGACTCAAACCCAGCAAGTTTATTATCAATGTTTGCTACTCTTTTATCATCTGTGTCTGCTTCACCAAATGTTGCGCTATATATTGTTTTATATTGCGCTCCTCTATCTTCTCGTTTGAAGTTACTAAAGTTGCGAAGAATTTGGGAAAGGTCATTTGATCCAATGAGTTGTGATGCTCGATAGGCTTCTCTTATAAGAATCATTTTTTCTTTCCCAACAAGATCATCTAGGCGATGCACTTCATCAAAGTTACCAGACATGTCTGGCTCTGGAGAACTAGCTTTGATTAAAAAATCAATTATACCATTTATTTCTGAGGGTTGCGCTTTACCCTCAAACACAAAATTAATTACTTCATCTAAGCTTTTAGGAATGATGTTCTTTTCAAACAACATACGATCTACTTCTTCTCGAAGTTCTCCACTTTGAAAGTCTCCAGAAAAATAAGCTTTCTGTAAATCAATGCCAGGGAATCTTCCCTCAAGATATATATCAGCCGCTTCCTTTTCTTTGTCTGTTGGTTGGAAGAATCTATAATCATTACGCTCACCATTAGGAGTTGTTGGAGCTATACGACTTACAGTCTTTGCAAGTTCAAGTTGAGTCTTATTTACTTTCTGTATTTGATCTGCTCTCCTTGCATCAGCCTCAAGCTTTACAGCAATAGCAGTTCTAAAGTCTTTATCAAATCCAGCAACAACATCTCGTTCCATATTTGCTGGACCAACTGGTTTAAGTTGAGTACTAGAAGTAAGTTGAGCTACTGCCATTTGTCTATCAGTAAAACCTAAGTTTGATGCAACTTTCATTGCACCTCGACCACCACTTCTATACATCTCAGCTAGTGCTAACATCTTTTGTGTATCAGCTGTTCCGTTCTCATATTTAAATTGACTAGCTGAATATGTAGCAATCATATCAGCGGCAACATCGTTAAGATATCCGATAGCAGAAGAAGCTTGTGTTTCAGTAAGAATAGCTTTACTACCAGCTACAGTCTTTCCATTTATTTCTTTTGTTGGAATACGTTGAGCATTTATAATCTCATCTTTTGTTTTACTAATGATTTCAGTAAATCCAGCAATATCACCAGTGCCAATAGCATTAGATAAATTCCTAGATAACTCATTATATTGTCTACTTCCAACTTTACCTATGTTAAGTAAATCAATCTTTGTTCTTTCAGATTCAGCATCAATAATATTTTCCTGAGATGTAACAACTGCACTTGCCTGACTTGATGCATAAGCATCGATTCTATTATCAGCAACAATTAATCTTTGTAGATTTTGTCTTAATGCTCCTCGCATACCAGCATTATCAATATGCTCCAACAGTTCAGCATATTCTTTTATCTCAGGAGGCTGTCCATCAAAACTCTTTAGATCAAGTCTACCTCGTCCAGATATCTCAGCATTAACAGCGTATGCAAGTGTTTGTCCTTCAGGAGTCTTGAGATGCTTTCTAAATTTATTCTCAAACTTTGCCATAGCAATGTTAGAGATTTTCTTTTCTGTATAGTTAGCACCAGTAGTTGATGCTTGACCAATATTAAAAGAGTTATCTATACGCTGTACAATTTCATTGTGATGTTCATCTTTACCTTGCTTGATAGCTTCGATTGCTTTTCGCACAGTCAACATACTTGAGCCACCAAGAGTGCTTGCTGAGTAACTTAAATCTCTTGCTGTTTCTGCAGTGAGAAGGTTGCCAGCTTTCTTAATCTCATTATTAGTTGCATCTATATGAATACTATTTACTAAACCACTTGAATACTTTGTACCGATGTCAGTTATTAATCGACCATACTCCGGTCCAAATGGTGCCGCTAAGTCAGATACAAATGCACCCATAAGGTCACGAACTTTATTTGCTCCAAACGGAAACTTAGTTCTTATCTCAGTTCCATACGCTTCAATCTTTTGAAGAGCAATCTCTTTTACCCTACGTCTAGCTTCTTGTCTGATAACAGCAGAGCTGGTCATACCAAAACCTTTTGCTGGTAGATCAGCTATTAGCTTATCGACAAGGTTTACTGGTTTACCTTCTTCATCTATACCGAACAACTCAGCATCAGATTTAGATGAGATATATTCCAATCCTTTCTTCTCTGCTTCAACTGCCGCAAGCTTAAAAGCTTCATTAGACATTTTGCCTATTGCGTTTGCAGTCTCAGCTAAAGAGTTAGCAACAGACATATCTGCTCTTATAACTCCAATAGGATCACTTCTTACTTGTCTTTTATATTTTACAACCATTAACTACTCTTATAAAAATCTGCCGCGCCTGATGCAAGGGTTGACAATGCACTTATCTGTGAAGCTCTAAGTGCCGCATCTCCAGCTCTCAAAGCACTTAGTCTTCTTAATCTCAACTGCTCTCGTTCTGCAACTCCCTTGAAGTCAATACGCTTTGTATCTTCACCAGCTAAAGCTTCTTGAGATTCACGAAATTTTCTCAGAGAATTATCATCATCTCTATTCATAAAAGCAAAAAGAGATTCATTTGTTTCAACAGCATCATCATACTGATCAAGTATATCATTATGCGCTTCCATAGTTTGTATCTTGCGCTGAAATCTTTCTTGCTCAATCTGTGCGGCTTCTGCTTCTTTTTGCCTTTTTATTTCTTGACCTCTAGCTATTGTTGCACTTGCCGCTAAAGCAGAACCGATTAAACCTAGAAACTGGAACATTAGAATGTTACCTCCGCTATAATTGAATTTACTTGTAATGATAAAGGTGCAGATTGACTAATAGAAACTTGAGGGTCTTTTGAATAACCAAGTAATCTAAACTCTCTTTTCCCAGTTACTGGTGTTCGAGCTTGACTAAGATCATCTGTTACTTGACGTATAATAAGATTATTATTATTTACTGATACAGATAAAGTATTGCTCAAATCTACAATTACTTTATTCATACCTCTTGGCTCACCACTCAAAGGTCCAACTGCTGTCATTGCATCAACTGGATTTGTTTTTAGATTGACATCAAACTTGAATCCTATCTCTGCTGATGAAAGAGAATTATCCACAGCCGATACATCGATGTTGCCACTAGCCACAGTAAACTGACCAAGATAATGAGTGCCACTGACCACATCGAGGACTGCACCGTTAGCAAAGTCAGCACTGACGTTGAAGACTCCGTTAGAACCAGAATATGTTTTAGCCATATCAGTATTAAAGCTAGTATCAAACTCACAGAGAATATATTTATTTGTCCCATCTCCCTTATCAAACTTAACTACAGCATACACTCTTGTATCAACTGTGCAAATAGAATGGAATGAACCCTGACTTGTAAACTGTGTCCAGCCGTATCGTTGCTCACCTCTATTTGAATTGAACACGCCAAGAGTTCCATCAGCATCTACAAGAAAGTAATAGCTTTCAGCACGATCAATACCACCAGCTAGAGTGCTGGCTTGTATTGGATTCTTAATCAGATGAGAGGCAAGGCTTGATATCGGTTGACCAGTATAAGCATTTTGTCCATCATCAAATAGAAACTCTCTTACAATCTCACCAGATGTTTGCACATACACAGTTGCACCATCAAACACATAAGGCTTTACAAAAGCAGAACCAAAAGAAGTTTGTCTTTTGATTGTAGCATTTGTAGGGGTTGTAGGCTTTTCAATAAAAGCTGGTACAATAAATTCATCCGTTGATGTAAAGCATTGCAAGTCTCTATTAGATACAAGATGACGTATAGTATTTACTTCTCCTATTGCGGCAGTAATATCAATAGAATCATTATCACTTGCATCACCAATATCAAAATTAAAAAACTCATTAGACTTACTAGCCCAAAGACCATCTGGCTGTGCGATAGTTCCCCCATACCATAGTCTATTCTGATGAAATGTTACAGCTCCAGGATATCCTCTTAGCTCTGAGTATGATTGCTCTGACCAATTCGTAGCTGGCGCATGTGTTTCAAGGAAGGGAGTACCACCACCAGCTACTGAATCAGTCGCATTACCACCAGCGGTAAATGTGAATGTATTATCATCAATTACTTCTGCTACTGTTCTGTTACCATTTAGATTGTTACCAGATATACCACCAACAGTATTTGCGTTTGTAATTGCAAATGCATCACCAGCTGAGAATCCATGATTAACTAACGTCACAGTAACTGTAGCCACGCCATTGTCAGTCCGAAAAGAATCAACCTTCAATCTTTTCTTTAGTGTAGCTAAACAGTTTCCAGTTGCCTGAGTTGCAGACTGAACTGATGTAATAGTTATTTCTTGATCATGATACTTAATAGTAATACCAACATGTTTTGAGTTAAGATAATTACCATTTGTTTGTGATCCAGTTGTATCCCAATATGAGGCACTTGTTGTAAGGGTTATACCATTTCCAGAACTAGCAGAAGGGTCAAGAGTAACACCCAAATCTTGAAATTGAAAATATGGTTGATAAATCTTTGCACCAGCAGACTGCGTATCAAATGTCTTAGTCTCCATTTGAAATGAAGTAAGACCAGTACGCACAAGCTTACGAACCATAAATGTCTGGTGCGCAATAAACATAACATCACCAGATTGTGCATACGTTACTTCATGCATATTCAAATTAGTAATAGGTATAGTAGCACCACTTGAATCTGCTGTGAGAGTTGCCGCTAAACTAACTGCATTGTTTGTATCAATCTGAAAGACTCTTATCTTTTGATGCTCAAGAGAAACAATGTATCTCTCATCATCTGAAAATATAAAAGGTACAAGTCTATGTTGCTGAGTCTTAGAAGCATCTATGCTTGTATCAAATTCATATATCTTAGAAAGACCAGCTCTCTTTATCAGTCCACCCTCTGCTCTCAAGAAGAAGTTTTCAATCTTTTGTGCAGAAGCAGTGTAAACTTTTGTATCTGTTCTGGATATAAGACTAGGACTGATCTCTCCAAACTGGAAATTCGTGACGGATACTTTTGCTTTCTGCATTAGCTTCTCCTAAATGCACTGAATCTAGTTTGTGGGATTACCCTAGTTGTTTGTTGTTGTGAATCAATGTTTCGTGCTTTGAGCATTGCACGATCTGCCATCTGTGTCATCAGTTGCATTAAGCTACCATCTCTGGCAATAGAAGTAGCAAACGCTGAAGCAAGTGCATACTCAAGAGCAACAGTAAAATAACTTGGGAAGTCTTCTTCCCTTGCTCTGAATGTATAGTCAGCAATCACAGAATCTTGCGTAGATGTATCAGCAAAAACCATATCACCATATATCTGATACTGAACAAGAGAATCATTAACAGTAATCGCATGAACAATAAGTGTCTCTGAAGGAAGTTGATATGCTAAATCATATCGACCAGTAGGAGCATCAGTAAGTCTATTTAATACAGCTTGGTCTGATGCAAACCTCCAGCGTGTATTAGATAATGCACTACGGCAGATATCTTCATAGAGACTCGAAGCAACTAATGATTCTGTTGTACCATCAGTGAACGAGGTTATCGGTTCAGCTCCTATCAAGATAAGAGCGCGACTCGATATATCTATTGCGCTATCTGCCGCAGTTGAAGTCATTAGTCGCCGTCTGTTTCAGCAATAGCTGTACCATCAGATACATCTACTACAGTTCCAGTGTTTGACAAAACAGTCACAAAGTGAGTCGTAGGAGTGTTTGTATCAGCAACCATAATAACATCTCGAACAGCTAGCATGTTCGCGGCATCATTAAAATAACCAGCGGTATTTACAGTACCAATAGCGTCTGTAGTTGTATACGCCCACAAGTTAAGATTAGATGCACCAGCTAATCGAGATAATCCACTAGCACTATAAGCCATGTCAATACCCCCTATGTGTTATTATCTAAGACTTCATAGATACCATTGTCATCAATGACAGTAGCACCCATAGACATCATAGATGTTGCAAGATGTGACGCTCTCTCTGGAACATAGTTAAGTTCAGTTTGAACATCAGAGTTAATACCGAGACCAACAGATGTTGTATGGTAAGCCATATTCTTTCCAGCTGTGATAGCCGCAGTTGAAAAGATTTGAAATCCTAAGAAAGACTTCATTGTCATACCACCAGCAAATGGAAGATTCTGCTCACCAACAAAATCAGATGATGCAAATTCTGTTATGTTAAACAGATCAGCAAAACCCTTTGGATGCATCGCAAGATATCTACCACCATCCTCAGGGATGTTTGCAGTACCGAAGGTTTCGAACAATGTTAACAAGTCAGCTTTTCCAAGCGCACTGTTTGTATCGTGAATCTGAGTTGAGTTAGCACCACTATCCATTGCTGTATAGAGTATCTCATCAGTCTTACGACCAAGAGCCGCCGCCGCTGAAGTAGCAACTGCTTGTCTTTCATTGATATTTATTTTTAGCTCATCCAACTTGTCGATATATTCGGCGGCATAGAAGTCACTCATAGTCGCCTCAACAGTTGTATGTGCTAATTCCATTGGAGTCACAAGACCATTTCTGGACTTGGTACTCGCACTACCAGTTCCAATCTTCTGGAAGCGTACAACGCTACCAGTCACATTGTTTGCCATACGCACAGTGTTCCGTAGCTTAGAACCCATACGCTGATAAGCAAGGTGAACTTCAGATTCGAACTGCTTAATAAAGGCTGTATCAATAGTGTTTGCCATTATTAGCTCCATCAAAGTTAAAGTTTCAATTACGTTTCAGATTATCCTTTGCAATTTTCAACGAAGTTGTCCGTAGTGGGCTTCTCTAATGCAGTACGGGTCTTTCACTTAATCTATTATTAGACTCAAATTTATTCAAATTGCAATAGAAAACTCGCACAAACTCATGATCATGTATAAAATACTGCTGATCTTCTACCTCAAACCCTATCCATTTAAGCCATCGAATAGTCTTATCATGGTCAACTGGCACATAATTTTCTACAATATCATAACCGATAGCAAGAAAACTAAGAATCAATTTGCTATGTTTGTAGAAAGATTTCCATATATCATCAACCTCATCAGTACCAAGAAACCATATCTTCCCAGTATGCATATACTTATCCATCGATGTTACACCACACATTGCAATAGGTTTACTATTATGCGTGATGGTAAAACCTCTTGAATCATTTTCTTCAAAGGGAACTCTAAGTGCAATCATGGGAGTCACCCCCACCAATGCACACTCTCGGATATCAGGTAAGCGCATGTTATCGACAATAATATCAATATCAGATACAACACATGGTCTGAACTCAAGGTTGCCTCTTCTAATATAGGTCAATACTTTATCGGCTTCTTTACTTTTTTTTTGGTCATCTGTTATACATCTTTCTAAATCCTTCATCAACCATTTTGACAAAGGCTGGATCACGCTGGTTTGGACTATAGTATCGAGGATCATTCATCATCTCTCGAAGCTTGTCATCAGTAAGTGTAGCCGTTGGCTGTGATGTTCCAGACACAGGGTTCTCTTTGAGATTGTGCATTATAATCTCCATAGCTTTTATTCCTTCTGCTGTTGAGCAAAGATCATCGATAGCAGATCGAGTATCCTCACTAAATGTTTTCTCAACAAACAATCCAACAGCTTCTACTCTTTCTTGTGCGTTATCACCTAACTGCTCCATCTCTGCATCTGCATTATATCCACCAGTTGTTGCTTCATAAAACTTTTGGATACCATTCTCAAACTCTTGTTGAGAGAATCCATTCTCATAAGAATGATCAGCCCACCAGTCAAGAAGATCATTATCAACAGCTTCTTCAGCATCAATGATGTCAGGAACAACATAGTCACCAGCAGTTGCTGGTCTTTCAGAATACGCTTTCTCTTCAATCTCTTTCATAACACTATTGCGTATCTCATCTTCTTTCTGACCAAACTTACTCTCAAGGTTTGCGTAAGAGTTAGCTAAGTCTTCAGGAGTCTTAAACTTTTCAGGTAACCATTTCGGTCTTTCATCAGCATACTCTTGAGGTACTTCAATAGTCTGCTGTTCTTCTTGTGGTTGTGCTTCTTGTGTTTGTTCTTCACTCATTTGATTTTACCTTATGTCCATGTTGAATACGTCTTTCAATTAAGCCAACAATATAACGCTGACCTTCTGCATGACGGAGTGTATCATTAGTGACAGCTGATCCATGTACAGCTTCTATTGTTACACTGCGTAAATACTTTAATACTTCTGCTCCAGCTGGTGAGCTAAACAGAGAAACAAAATTTAAAGATATGTTTTGATCGTCAGTCTTATCTCTAGGATATCCATCGAGACTTGATATGTTACTGCTGAGTTTGTTCATCCATAGTTCCTTGTTGTTGCATCATTGCTTGTTGTTGTTGTAGTTGTTGAGCCATAGCTATAATCTGTTTACGTTCTTCTAGGTCTCTTAGTAGATACTCTGGTATACCAAATTTTTTAGCTAGGTATATTGCTGTCTCTTCTGAATTAATTAATACATTTACTAACTCAGGTCCAAAGCGCACTCCAACCATTTCTAAAAATCTATTGATAGATGTAATATCCTGATTAGCTTGTGCTTGCGAAAGTGGTGAAACAGAACGAACCTTGACTGACCTACCATTGATTGTTGGTATGTTAATACGTCCTTGCTTCTTCAAGATGTATACTACTCTTTGTAGAACTGGTTGAACTAATTCTGCTTGGAGTCTACCGAAAGCCGAACCAATACGTCTTGATAAATCTGCCATACGTTCTGCTATCTCTGTTGCACTTGCTGGTGTTCGATCTGGATTTCCTAGCATGTCATTATACAATGCTCTCTTAATATTAAGTCGCATATCAGAAAGAATAAGATTAGCAACATCAAATGATCCAGCGGCTTGAACTGGTTGTAGTCCAGCAGAGTTTGGTGCTTTAGGTATTACAGTTCCAGGCACTAAGTTGATTGTATCTGGATTGATAACACCATCATCATCCATTTGATAAACACCAGATATAGCCATCTGTGCATTTTCTAATATCAGTTCTATTGTAAGGTTAGTAGTCTTGATTGCACTTAATGCATTGATAAGTGGACCTCGACCATAGATTGCACCGGGGTCTTTGCTCCAACGAAAACAAATAAAAGGATTGCTACCAGTACCTTTGAAAGTTTCATACTTCAACATGCACTTTGTATTTATATCAAAGATAATACAGAAGTATGCATCTTCATTAATTTGAGAATAGTCTTTACATATTATTTCTAATACCTTTGTTCTTCCCTCTGGATTAGCAGTCATAACAGATTGCAGTCGAGAGTTGATTGTTGCTTTGGGATATAGAACCATTATGTCAGAGTACCGAATATCCCTCTCTCTATATACATGATCAATCCTATCGTCAGGACCAACATCCAATACAACATGAGGAAGAGGCAGAGCTGTAAAGTTAATAGGATTAATAGCATCGCCCTCCTCGACATGCAGTACACCAGTACCGATTGCCAAGTCCATAAACGATTCATGAACCTCCTGACCAAAGTTTGAGTTCTGAATAACCTCAAAGACATAATCAGTTACCTCTTCAAGTTCATTATTGATAGCATCTTTTTGTTCTTTCGGAACTTCACTACCAGCAGTAAAGTCAGCCCATCGAGCAAAGTTTGGAACTAGACCAGCCTGAAGTCTTGATGCAAATTCCTGAACACCAACAACAGCAGTCTCATCAAAAATTTTATCATCTCTTCTTTCGCCAATACTATTTGTTCCAAAGGTTTGTCGCATAGGCAGAGCAAACTCATAGCACTCATCAAAGAGACTTTCCCATCTTTGCCTTACTGATTTTGCTCTCTCGTATTTTTTGAGAAAGGAATCTATAATTTCTTCATCATGCATTAGCCGTACATTCCTCCACCACTCATTGGACTTCTATATCCAATACCACCTCGAGCAGAAGTGTATAATGCTCTGCGTCCTCTACTGCCACGCATAACTGACTGACCAGTCTTTGGTCCAGTCTCATAAGTAAGTGATGTTTTTATTGGTTGCTCTTGTGCAATAGTACGTTCTTTTTCTTCTTGCCGCCTTTCGATAGTTCGTTTCTTTTCTTCTTTCTCTTTTTCTTTTTGTTCTTGGTCAACAACTGGACTTGTTTTCTCAGGTTGACTGCTACCACCACCACCAAAACACATACCGAATCTCCTTATAGTCTATTCCAAAATGAGCTACTTTTCTTATTATTAGGCGATCTTCTAAAAATATCAAAGCCTTTTCTTGCGTTGAAAGCTTTGACTGGTTTCTGTCCAGACATCAAACTGCGTCCTTCACCAGCACCAAGCATCATATATTGCAAGGCATCATGGATATGAGAGTACATATTTTTCTCAGGTTTATCATCATATCTTTCTCCAGATACTTGCATACGTCTATAGCAATAACCACCTTGAAAACCTTTGATTAATGTAGCGCATCTTCTATCAATCATAAAGGCTGGCAATCCCTCTGCCATCTTAGTTAGTTGAGAAGAAACAGATTCCAATCTAAGGTCAACACTATTACTGGGAGCTGGCACAGCTTTCAATCCAGCTCCTCTTAATATTTGAAAAGGAGTTGATTCATCTGTTTGCGCTCGGAAGTCACCAGCTGGATCACCATAAATATAAACATCAAGACCATTGAATCGTGTCGCAATCTCTTGTCGCAGTAACTCAGCAAAACGAACTACACCCATATCAACAGCAACAATCTCAGCTTGAACCAACCATCGACCTCTTACCTTCTGACCAAAAACAGCAGAAGGAGTCAAGCCAAAGTCAATCCCAACATATAGTGGTATACCAACAGCAACTGGTATCTCTTCATCAGCTACATGAGTTTCAGAAAGAAAGTCAGGATAAACTGGTTTGCCTTCCTGAATCAATCCCAACCTATTCATTACATAAACATCTATCCAGTTCTTAGTCTTACCTCTTATCAGATTAGGATAATATGTTTCTAAAATATTTTTTCGGTTCTCTGCATCTTTATTCAGAGAATAAGAAGTAACTTCTTTTCTATCATTAATATGTTCTTTCATGGCTGGAGGCTGTGCAAAAAATTTCCAGTTGTCAGGCTTTACTAACATGGTTGCTTGCTCTCGAGGAATGTGATCAGGGATAGGAACTTCACCTGACATTATAGCCCACCAATGATCTTCTTCTGGTGCGTTAGTATCACAGATAACACCAGACCAACTAGCACCACCCTCTCGCATACTTGGATATCTACCAACACGCATAGTACACGCATCAACTATACTCTTTGGTATTTCTCTTGCTTCGTTAATCCATATCCCAGTAAGTTCTAATGACAACAACTTCTTTACATCTTCTGGTCTATCTAACGCTAAAAAAATTACTTCGAGGTCAAGATCATTTACTTTGATGTGGTGAGTGTAAGGAACAGACCAGTGAAAATTACCCCAGTCTGATTCTGGAAACCAGTCTAACCATGTCTTGATTGTTGTGGTTCTTAGCTGGGGATTGGTGTTTCGGATAACAGCCCATCGAGATTTCCGAACTCCATCATCATTTGGTTTCTGTTCTAATGCTCTTCGGAATAACTCAACACAGCATCCAACAGATTTACCAGAACCAACTGGACCACGGATGCCACGAAAAAAACTATCATCCTTCATAAAACTTTTTAGAACATTGCCATCAGGCTTGTACTTAAACTCTGTCACCTTTATCTACACCAGTTTTAATCATTGCCTCTGCAACCTCAGGTCCAATATTCTCAATGACATTATCTAGCATTTTATTAGTGACGAAAGAAGCTCCATGTTTCTCATCAAAGTATTGAAAGTGTATTTCTTTTACTATGCGTCTTAAATATCTATGTTCTTCTGGTTTGAGATTGTTTATAAAGCTCATGCAAATTTCCTATAGAGTGCTGTCTTTTTTGCAATCGCTTTTGGTTGAGAAGAAAATTGTTTCCCTTTCTTCTTTGCTTTTCTTTTCTCTGCTGTGGTTCGTGCGTACTCTTCTGCTGTAAGAGCTTTGATTGCTTTCTTTGGTAGATATCTTTCCCCAGTCACGGAAGACTTCTTGCCACTTTTGGTTTGCCAGTCTTGTTCTCCCCAAGCCTTTAAGCTTCTCTGTGACTTCTTCATTAGGTATATCCACCACCACGCTTCTTATAAAGTTTAGCCAGGAGTTGTGCTTTTCGTGCTGACCATTTACCAGCCGCCGTACCTTGAACAGCTCTAGCTTTTATAGAGTTGAATAAAGCTTTACGCATTTTTGGTTTGGTATAGTTACCAGCCGCATTAACTGCCATGACCTACGCCTTATATAAAGGTTTCTTTTTCTTCTTTGACTTCATAATTTTTTCTTGAAGGTCTTTTGGTAAAGTCTTTTGCTTGGCAGTTAAACCATTACCATTCTTCTTATCTCGAATAGAACCCATTGTCTTCATGATTTACCTTTCTTTGCTTTGTTGCGTTTACTAATAGCTTTTGCTTTCGCTCGAGCATCAGCTTTGCTACTTGCTCCCCACGCTCTTAGACTTAGAAGAAGTCTCGTTGGTTTTCCCTTTGAGTCTCTTTCTGGTCCTTTCATGTTTCCCATTCTTGCTAGGAAGCTTGCTCTTCGAGGATTGTCTCCTGACTTTACTGGCGCTTTGAGGTTCATTCCTTGTTTTCGAGCTGACGCTCTTCCTGCCGCGTTTAGCCCTCCCTTTGGATTCTTTCCTCCCTTGCGTTGCCACAGTGGTGTCTTTGCCATGAACTATCTCCTCTTCAGAAAGACTATCTACGTTCTGTTTTGTTTGCAATAACTTTTTCAGTAGACCAGCTACCATTACACCAACTCTCATACTCATGCTCCTTTTCTTCTAGGCTTAAAACAATAACGAGCTTTTTTCAAGAATAATGTGAGGGCAAGACCATTGCGTGTCATTGGCTTGCCAATTTTTACCCCCCACTGCGTTAGTAGGATATTGCAAGCCAACGACAATATATATCTGTGTATTTGCGCGCTCCGCAAGCGTCACAAGCAAATACTTTCACTAGCTCGTATGGTATACAGAGAAGCATCAAGACAAATCAATCTTTACATTGACATTACCAACATGGCTATGCATCACCTTATCTGGTGCTTTAAACCCAGCACGATCAAGCAAATCTTTACTAGCTTCAAGGCTAACGTATTCAGACTTAGCATTGCTTGATAGCTGTACTATCTTATTCAACGCTTTCGTAGCATTTATACTCATGTTGTCTGCTATTGCTTGCATCATGTACTGTTGCACATGTGGTGTTCTCAAAGCCTTGCTAGCAGTTACTCTGCCTGATTCACCCTTTGCGTATCCAGCTTCATCACTTGCTTGTTTGATACTGCATCCTTTTGCTACTAACGTATCAACCAACTTCTTCTGTTTCTCGGTTATCTTCACAAGTGTCATGCCGTCAACTGTGCCGTATTTTCTGTCTACTTGTCAATACATTAATTTCATATTCAACAAAAAGCGTATCGACAGAACGCTGTATTCTCAGCAGACTTCACCAGCCACAACCTGTAAAAGATGAAGTCACAGACTTAAGTTCGCGATAGAGGCGAACCATCTTTCCCAGAACGCTGTCTGGCTCATGAGAATACACCAACCATGCTCGTTACTCTGTCGCGCTGTATCAGACGTGCTGTCTCGTCAGCACACCACGAATCAGTAGGGCAACTGATGGTGCCGATGCCGTACTCGAACGGCAGTCGACAAACTTCAGACTGAAAAGTTTGATCATTCAGACGAGATACCGCTGTATGTGGACGCAAGGCATGATGAAGACGACATGCCTACCATCCACATGGCTCTGTCCGTATCAGTTCTGAACATCCACCGTTCCCCTAATCTCCGCACCTCCAACAAAGACTTCTGTGGTCGCATGGAATCTGTAGGTTTTTGCACATGCCGATAGACGCATGCACAAAAAGCTCTACAGCTTTCGATCTGCTGATAGGCGCAGATCAGGAGGTGCTACGAAAAGGGTCGGCGTCCCAGCAAAGACGCAAGCGCCTTTGTCACAAACGCCTAACGACTCCTCTATCAATCAATAAAAAAAAGACCCACCAATTGCCCAGCGCAACAACGCTTTACGCTATGCGCTTCCCCATAACGAAAACCGATCAAGACCCCAAGAGGGGTGGATATAAAAAGGACTGGAGAAAATGATACTGTTGGTTCTCGGCACATCGGAACGTACTCTTTCTACGCACTTCTATTGCTGGTGTGCCGTCTGATCATTCTGGGAGATTTTCTCTCATCGGCGCAAGACACTTCGTTCGCCGTTCCGACACAGAAACAGGTCTTTTACCGAACCAACCATACCTAAGACCTGTTTGGAAAATACTCCTCGACAGGTAGATTTGTCTCCTCGTTTTTCCCTTGTCGGAATCCTTTATATATCCATCGGTTCTCGTTCTGGATTGGTCATTGTTTTTGATTAAATAGTGTACGTATTATCAAAATTTTAACTTAACTAAAAAGGAGACAGTAATGTCTAATCTATCTAAAATTGTATCTGAATGTGAAAAGCTCTTGAGATTTGGTACTTCTCAATTGTCTAGTTTTCGTACCAAGTTCATCGCTCCATCACTGGACAAGATGCACAAATCCAAGAGTAAGGATTTGGATCAACAGTTCGCCGACATGGACATCGGTAAGTCGCTTGCACACATCGAATGGTTCTTCGAGGGAGAGGGTCAGTGGTACAATCCGCATGATCTTCAGATTGATATCGATGCTGATCCAGCTGGTAAAAAGACTCATGTTCACAAAAAGCGCATTGGCGATGACGAGTACATCGAGTCTGACGAGATGGTTCCAATCGGACAGTATGGCTTCAAAAGATTACTTCCAAAGTATCTATGGAACTCAACTGGCATGGATAGTTATAACTCCATCACTGGACTTGAGCAGATGATCATGAAAGATCAGGACAATCTGAACAAAGCATTGGCTGAAGATCAACTCGATGAACGTCAAGCTAATCACAGGCAAGATCGTATCAACTACAACTCAGAGACAGTTGTAAAGATGAAGATGTTTCAAGCTTGGATAGAGTCTTGGTTCATGAAACTCAATGATGGAGATATCTACATCAAGCCTGAGACTATCAAAAAGGTTGAGCAACACTTTGCCACAAAGGTAAAGGAAGATCAAACTGCTAAAGCTAACGAGATCAAAAAGACTCTTGGTCTCAAAGCTAAAGCATCTACAGAACTAGAACTGTAGGTTACATCAACAAGAGTCGGCTCTTCGGAGTCGGCTCTACTAATCAAGGAGTTACAAATGTATATATCAGATACAAATTATCATGAGGCAATCGATAACCTAGAAGATTGCATGTTCGCACTTGCATCAATGCATCAAGACATATTAGCAAAAGGTTTCGCTACCGATGAAGACCTTGCATACATCGAGCCAAGATTCACAGAGGCTTTGAGATACATACTCACTCTCAATGCTCACAAAACACATGCCTCAAAATTTGCAAGATACATCTTTGATCAAAACCAAAGAGGTCATCAAGTATATGAGGCACTAGGAATCTTCAACACTGAAGGCTCTATAGTTCTACAGTTCAGTGCTTTCCTAAACAATATTGTCAACTGTAAAAAGAAGGAGAAAGTAGATGGCTAATCCCACACAACGAATCAGAGATGCAGAGTTTGACTACATGATAAACTTTGCAGATCATGAATCATCTGACGAGGTTTGGCAACAAAGCATCTTCGTCTGTGCATCCGAATGGACAGCAGAAGAGATTGCTTACAAAGAATCAAAGGAGATTGACTAATGTACAAAAGATATGATCGTAACAATAAATCCCTTGCATGGAAGATACTCGACACCTTATCAGGTTTCTTGATCTTCGCTGGGTTCATCATCCTAACAATCTTATTATTTGCAATCTAAGATTGTCGCAACTCCCGGCGAGCTGATAGACGCTCGCTGGGAGTTGCACGCTGTCAGGCTCCCAATGCCATGCCCTTAAATGCCAGCCTGACAGCGTCTAATCTGCGCTTCGCGAAATATATGCTATCGCGCTAACTAATCACCTTCGGTGATCCACTGGGGTGACTAGGTGTTGGCGCGAGATTGCTTCACGACTTCTGACCAAATGAAACAAAATCAATATCAATGAAAGTGAGTTACAAACATGACACTAAAATTATTGACACAAGAATTGGCAATGCAAAACTACAAACTAAATCGTCCATACAAATTGATTCAGTATGTGCCACAGTTTTATGAGAAGGATGACTACGTTGATTTCTATGCAAGCTGTGAACACTATCATGAACATGAAGACTTAGTAGTTGATGTATATTTTTACAAACAAAAATGCGATGTGCTTGGAACTAATTGGTTCTATCGGATGAGATATGCAGATGATCCAGCATCACACTCATCAGGTTTCGTACATTCAATGGCACGAGAAGGAACATTCATGTCTTGGTTTGTTGATCACATGACGCGTGAAGCTGTTCGCGAATTGTCACAATAGGTTTCCGATAACACAGGTCTTTCCATCTCGCGTAAAGGTTTCCCTTCGGCGGCTTCGCCGACCTTGACGCTTGGAAAGCCATGTGTTCTTCGGACTAACATAATTAAAAAGGAGAAGACTATGTTAAAGCTATTTGAAATATACAAACACTATGGTGTGGATTGTATGTATGATAGTGAGTTAACGAGTGTTGAATATTACAGACTAAAGAAAGATGGTGACATTCAAATATGGGATACCTATGACGAGAACAAAAAACCTATGTATGAAGTCTGCTGTTTGAAACATAACCGATCAAGAACATACTACAAGCTAACCGATGCTATGATGGCTGGCGTAGCTTGGTATCTTTATCAAGGGAGTAATCTAAATGCGACACGATGATCAATCTAATCCTAAAATTATATCTCATAAAGTGCGTTGCTATAACTGTCAGCGACCAGCACAAGCTGAGAAAAAAACATTCTATGGCACAAAGCCTGGAGAAAAATATCGTGGGAATCTACCGATCAAAAAAGAAACCCCACGTAACTCAGATGATGGAAAGGTTTACTATGTAACTGAATGTTACACTGGTAAATACATCATGAAGTTTGGCAACTTCTGCAGTGTGAAATGCGGATTGATATGGGCTAACAATGAGATCGAGAGACGACGCAATCATCGCTTCGGTCAGGGGAGCTCACTAGATGAGACAGCCAAGAGCCAGTTGCTTGCAATGAAGAAGCGAATGACTGGTCAATGATTTGTTCCGTGTCCTAATAAATACGATTAAATAGGACACGACATTTTAACTAGTTGATTTTATTACTTAATTTAACTATACTTATAAATGGAGAAAGCTATGACAAACGAAACCTTATACTATTGTAAAGAAATCCTAAAGCAGATTCAGTATGCAGACCCTAATGCAATGAACTGCTGGGGAGTTATTGTTGGTCACAACTGCCATGCACTACCAGAAACCAAAGAGCGTAGAGCTGGTATCAAAATGGAGACCAATGGATTCATACACAAAGGTCGTGTCGATGTTGATCTAACTTGGCGTGATGACTACACACTCAAGTTCTATGACAAGAGTGGTAAAGTCGTCAGCACAATCGAGCGTGTGTATGCTCCAGAGTTATGCCGCACTCTTGACATACATATCGAGAGTGGTCCTGACTCACCAGTCAAAGACTTGCAATTTACTACAACAGTAACGGAGGTAAACTAATGGTTACTATTACCAAAGTAGATATGGAAGACCTACAGAAATATGACATAGGTCGAGACTACTTCAACGAACCAAGAGCAAACACACAATGCGGATTAGTTCTGGCATGTATACGCTTGCATGGTTCTATTACAGACAAAGATGCTTTGGCTTTCGGATGCCGTAGACTAGCATCAAGAGTACATGATCTCAACCAGCGAGGAGCAGACATCATTGCAATCCGAGAAACAAAAGACGGAGTTCACTTTGCAAGGTATATGTTCCGAGAAGATTACGAAAAAGAAATCATGAGCAATCACAACGCAGAACTTGCTGGTCAAGATTTGGGAGCAAAGACTGAAAATAAAAAACCATTCTGGCAGAAAGACTACAAAAAGTATGAAGAAATCTTGTGAGGATGTAGGAACATTTGTGTGGCACTCCTTGACGCACAGTGTACGAGTTTGTCGTGACTATCTCAACTATTCAGAGCATGGTATGCCCTATGTAGTTGATCACTTCGAACTCAC